ACTGTTTTTGACATAGCCCAGTAGATGCCGTCACCATCTTTTTCGTAATCTTGCATCAAGTAAACACCTTTGATGTCTTTTTCACCTCTCCAGTTTTTGTATTCAATACCGAAGCTGTTTAGTTTGTCGAAGCTGTTTGTTCTTTTTGTTAAAGTTCTCATTTGAATCCTTTGCGAAGTTTAAATAATCAGCCGATCTCTCGACCTCATATTTAAATAATACATGAATAATATATATATGTCCACCCTTGCCCTGTAAGTTTATGTAAATGTTTTGAATCTGTAACAATATCTTATAGGTCTTGACAGTGCAACATAGTGCATATAATATATAGATGGCTGAGATAGCCGTTCTTTCGCAAGGTATTTCAAATGAGAAACCCAATTCAAGGCAACCCAAAATACTTACAGTTCAGGGTTGAAACACCATACAAAAATGGTCATTTAGATCATATATTTGCTGACAAAACAAAAGCTTTTGCTTTTGCTGACGAATCAGCAGCCGAGTTTGGTATGGCAATTATGTTTGACCACTTAACTAATAAGGTTATTCATGTAAGTTACCATCTTGGTCAAATGACCAAAAACATGAAACAGTTTGACCTTAGAGGTGAACTCAAGTTTCAAGAACCATTTGCCACTAACTGGCTTGATGTAGAGGTTGCAAAATGACCTCTACACCTCAGACACAAGCTGAAAAAGATCAGCACAAGAGAGCTAGATTCAAAGCTCTCAAAATGCCTAGAGTTAAGGCTTTAGTCCAAAAGCACAAACAGCTTGCAAACTTATCTAACCGCAGTAACTACAAATTTACTGAGGGTGAAGCAGAACTTTTAGTTGAGCTTTACAAAGGATTACTTGCAGACGCAGAGGAAAAATGGCTAAACCATGATTCTTTCAATCTTAAAAAACTAGAAACTTTCGATCAAACGGAGCTTGACTAATGCAAAACTTTTTACTTTTACTCGCTGGCATGGGGTTGTTTTATACAACCCTCTCAGGGACACTTTATGACATGACATATGCAGACTGTTATGAAAAAAATATTGAAATGGCGTGTAGGGAGCTTCAAAAATGACTTTTGAAATGACACGCATAAAGCAAAGGCTTGCTGATCTAGAAAGTAATCAAAGATCTTTACTTAAAATTACAGATGGACTTCTTAAGCAAATGGAAACCACACAGCAAGCAATTCTTGAACTTGATGAAATCGTCAAAAAAAATACTGGTAAAGACCACCCCTGATCTCTACCAGTACTCCACCCATTGTCCTAACACCTAAGGACACCAATATATTAACAGAATGGAATCT